AAGAGAGACCAGCGAATACTCAGGCATCATGGAAGACTGGCAAAACAGGTCAATGCAACTTGGCTACCCGATATCACACTGGGTAGTAGAAATCAATGCAGCACAAAGATTCCTGTTAGCACACGACTTCGTACGCAAATGGCAGGCATTACACGGAGTGAACGTACTCCCGCACACCACCACCCGCAACAAACTTGACGAAAACATGGGTGTAGAAGCACTACTTCCGCCGCTGTTCCGTTCAGGTGCGGTACGTCTACCAACAATGCGTGCAAACTGGAAAACGTTAGCGGCAGCCGACGAACTAGCAAAATGGACCCGCGACAAAAAAAATGGTACAGACATCGTGATGGCATTATGGATGGCAGTACTCAACATCCCAAACCTCACCAACATGAAAATCCCACCACGACAATGGCGCCCCAGTTGGCTACTGAAATAGTGTATATTAGACGTAGTTGCAACTAAAAGAAAGCGTGCTGGATGAAAACCGCAGAAGAAATAGTATCGCTATACAAATCACGCCAAGAAACACAAGGACCTATCCTCGCGCAAATGCGCCGAGTCCGCGACCTCGCAAACGGTGACGTAATCGTACCACTTTCAGAACTAGACCGCAACGCCCGCACAAACGTAGCGAACCTACTAGTACAAGGATTAGACCAAACATCGATGCGAGTCGCATCAACAATGCCGATGCCATACTTCCCACCAATCAAAGAAGGCAACGAACGCAGCAAAGACTACTCACGCACAAGACGCAAAGCGATGCTATCCATCTGGGACACAAACAAAATGGATATCAAAATGCGTCGACGCGCACGCCACCTACTCGCCTACTCATCGGCGCCAGTAATCATCAAACCAGACTTTAAAACACTCGTACCAAAATGGTCAGTACGAAACCCGTTAGACACCTACCCTGCAGTATCAGACGACCCAGATAACCTCATCCCAGACGACTGCATCTTCACCTACCTCAAACCATACAACTGGCTAGTAGCAAACTACGGCGACAAAGTAGTCGGCAAACTTCGCATGGGCAGAGTACGTTACGACACACAATTCACAATCCTCGAATATGTCGACGAAGAAGAAATAGTTATCTGCGTTATGGGCGCAGAAAACAGCGCCGAATACACAATGGTTGAACGCCAAGGAATCGAAGTAATCGAACTAGAACGCATCCCGAACCGCACACAAATGCCTTTAGTAATCATTCCAAAAAGAATCTCGTTAGACATCCCACGCGGACAATTCGACGGCGTAATGGGAATGTACTACACACGTGCCCGACTACAAGCCCTCACAGAAATCGCTATCGAACGCGGCATCTTCCCAGACGAATACCTAGTTGCACGCCCAGGTGAAAACCCAGAAATAATCCAAATGGCAGAAGGCAAAACAGGACAGTTAGGTGTAGTCAAAGGCGGAGACATCCAACAACTGCAAACAAACCCAGGCTACAAAACCGATGTCGCATTAGACAGACTTGAACGACAAGAACGACTAGAAGGTGCAATCCCAGCAGAGTTCGGCGGCGAATCAGGCACAAACATCCGCACAGGTCGCAGAGGCGAATCAATCCTCTCAGCGACAGTCGACTTCCGTGTACAAGAAGCCCAAGCAATCTTCGCACAATCGTTAATGGAAGAAGACAAAATTGCTATCGCAATCGAAAAAAACTATTGGGGTGCAAAAGAAAAATCGTTCTTTATCGCAGGAAGAAACGGAATTGGCAAAGTAGATTATGTGCCAAACAAAATTTGGGAAACAGACTTCCACTACGTCAACTATCCGTCATCAGGCGCAGACGTCAACGGACTCATCGTAGGATTAGGTCAACGCCTCGGCACAGGGCTAATGTCAAAAGAATCGGCAAGAGAAGCCGACCCGCTAATCACAGACCCAGAACTAGAAAAAGACCGCATCACAGCAGAATCAATGGAAGCCGCACTACTGTCCAGCATCCAAGCACAAGCCGCAGACCCTAACGGACCATACCAGCCAGAAGATTTAGCGTACCTAACAAAACTTACAGTAGAAGAAAACGTTCCACTCTACGAAGCAGTACGCCGAACAAACGAACGCGCACAAGAACGTCAAGCAACAGCGGTTCCAGCAGGTTCACCAGAAACAATGCCAGGGTTAGCAGCACCAGGAATGGGAGCAGAAGCACCAGCAGGACCAGCAGGCGGAGGAGGCATCGAAGGACTACTCGCATCACTTGGCGGACCACAAGCAGGAGCATCAGCACAACCAGGGACACCAGGTGGTGTACTTAGCCTCGCAGGGAGATTAGGTTAATGGCAAAACAATATCCGAACCGTTCCGATTTAAGGAACCCAACAAAAAAGTTGGCGGCAAAAGCAGCCCCAGGTCAAACTTACGGTGAAGCAGGCAAACAAATCGCGGCACAACAACAAGTACCGATGGCAGCATCACCACAACCAGTAGTTGCCCCACCACAAGCAGCAGTTGAACGTCAACGCCCAGGACAATTCGGACCATTAGACAGACCAACAGAACGCCCAGACGAACCACTCACAGCAGGCGCACCATTCGGACCAGGAAGAACAACACAAGTTAGCGGCTATGCGGGCGTACGCAACAGCGACCCGATACTCGACGAACTCAGAGCACTATACGCAGCCTACCCAAGCGAAGAACTCGCAGATATGTTGGACTCATACTTACGTGAAGGATACTAATGGTAGGTGGACTCAGCGCATTCGACCCTGTTGACGAAGAAAATAACGACAAAGACGCACAAGCGAACATCGCTGCACAAAAAAAGATACAAGCAACAGTAACACCACAACAAGCAGCAAAAGTATCTGAACTTTATAAACAAAACGGATGGGTGTCGCCACGTGTCCTATTAGACATGGCGAAACAATCAGGGCTATCACAACAAGCAGTTGACGCCGTAGCAAAAATAGAAGCAACAAAACTTGCCACACAAAACGACCCAAACAAAGCAGACCCAAAAGGCTGGTTCGATAGAAACATTTACAGCAAAGTAAAATCGGCAACACGTTGGGGTTTCGCCGCACTACAACTCACCCCAGACCTGACACAAAACGTTGCGTCACAAATCTTTTCACCAAACGACCCGACAGGCACAGCAGGCGTTTTTGCTTCAACACAACTTGGCACAATGCTCTCAGGGCAAGACTCAGGAGAAGGATTCTTCTTCGGTGGGAAAGCCGCAGAAACACAAGCACAAAGAGCAAAAGACTTTCGTGGCACAATCAACAACCATGCGTGGACAATTGGGCGTGGCGCAGCAAACCTTGTGTTCACCCCAGGAACAAAAGAATACTCTCTACTATCAGGTTTCTTCGATGCTGCTGTAACCATCTACGCTGACCCAACCATCGTTGCAGGTCAAGCATTCAAAGCAGCAAAAACAGGTCAACAAGTAAAAGGATTAATTGGCACACGAGCAGTCAGCCAAAAAGTTGCAGACCAACTCGTTGCCCGAGGCATAATAGAAACAGACAAAATTCCGTCACTCACACGCGAAGGCGCAGACGCAGCAGCACGAATCTCCCGCGGAGAAATCGGTTTAGATTCTGCTGAAGCAATCTCATTCAGAGAATCAGAATACTTTGCATGGTTCGACCGCAACAGCAAAGCAGTACGATTATCCCAACGTTTAGCAGACCACGCTTCCACCGCAACCAAAAACATTGCTGACCGTGGACTAGATACAACTGAAGCAGCCATCGAAAGAGGCAAAGCCGCATACAAAATTATGTCAGATTTCCGTGGCAAAATTGACCCAGAAACAGCAAAACGTCTAGCCGAAGCAGACTCCCCACTAAAAATTAAAGCCATCATCGGCGAAGCCGCAGCACGACTATCAGCCAACCCAGAAGACGTACTCATCCCAAAACAAATCGGTGCAATCAAAGGAACAGGCGCAACATTCGCCGCACGAGAACTTGCCCGCGAACGAATCCCTGTATATCGCACACTACGCAACAGCCGATGGTTCACAGAAATCCCAACAGAAAAAGCCATCATTTATGGTTCGGGTTTAGACAAAACAAAATCCGTAGAAACCTACGCTAACTATCTACGAGGAATAAGAATCCACACCGAAGCCACAGAAATCTTCGACAACTTTATGGGCGAAGCAATGAATGTATTTGGTGAAACAAATGTCGCTATACGCAAAGAAGCAGGCGACCAACTCTACGCAAAATTTTTAGAAATCGTAACCAAATACGCAGGCGGAGATGAAAGAATTGCACAAGAAGTCAAACGAATTCACGACGCAGAACTGGCACGCATCAGAGCATTCGGCGCAGACGAACTAGGACAACTCGATGACGGCGGAACATTACAAATGTTACGACAATTTGGCATCGACGACAAAGAACTAAAACGATTTAGCCCAGATGATTTAAACCAATTACGGATACAAGGACCAACAGCGCTAGTTGAACTCGCAGAAAATGTTCACATACTCCCCGACTTTCGCAAACTTCGAGCATTAACAAGTAACCCATTCCTTAAAAAGGCATTAAAAACCGACAAGATTTTACGCAACAAAAAAGGCGAACAAAGAACCCTATTAGCCGTTGCAGAAGAACTTCAACAAGAAGTATGGAAACCGATGATTCTTGCTACAGGCGGATACGTCGTGCGAAACATGATTGACTCACACATCCGAATGGCAGCAAAAGGCTACCAAAACTTTTTTACGCACCCATTTCAATTTATACAAACAGTTATGGGCAGCCGTTTTGTTGGACCATTAACAGGCGGAGAAGGCAAAGCATTAACGTTCGAAGGAGCGCTAACAGACGACGTTAGTGGTGGGCTAAGTAAAATATTAAAAGACTACCAAGAAGTTGCTAACAGGTCGGTTTACCAACATTTACAAGACCCACTTACCGCCAACGAAAGAGCGATACGAGGAGAAAATTTTTCTTTCATTAGCCGTGGCAGCGACCCAACAGCACACACAACAGGTTATATAGATAATTTGGGACAACTTCGCCAAGACCCAATTCTCAGAAAACTTGCTCAACTATCCACACTTCCAACACAAGAACGTCAAGCAGCAATGAGCGCATGGCTACAAACAACCGACGAAGGAAAAGAAGCCGCCAAAACAGTTGTTGAATATTTCCGCAACGGTGTACGCATCGCAGACCAACAAACAGGTCAGCCACAATTTATTAAAATAACAAGTGTTTCCGATACCGACCTCATCACAACATGGTTGGATAGAGCATCGCAAGCCAAACTGAACACAGTTATCCGCAACGACGAAGAACTACGTTTTATAGTAGCGCACGGTCGCGTACCAAAAATTGAATCGTTACTCGACGAACGAGGATTGCCAACATCGCGCCTAACAGAAGACGCAGACGGTCTACCAACAGCCGATGTTCAATTTGTGCCACGCGAAGAAATCCCAGTAGACAATCTTGTAATGGCAGAACGAGGACAAAACAAAACTGTAGGCGCTTTAGTTAAACTTGACAGCGGCGACGAAGCAATTATCACACGCATAATCCCAAGCCGAGTAGAAGACCCATTCAACCCAGGCACGCTCATATCGCGCGACATAGCAGAAGTGCAAGCGGTAGCCCCAGGACAAGCGTTTACTAGCCAAGCCCAAGACCCAGGATTATTTGGCAGCAATGAACTTCGAGAAGTCATTGACCTAAAAGGCAACCAAAGAAAACTAGCACCAAGTGTCAAAGTTGCTAACCGTGTGATGCCAGGCAAATCACCAAAACTTGACAACATCACAAAAGCAATGGACACAGGCGTCAAATGGTTCTTTAACAGTTTGGTGGGTAAAGCAACACAGAAACTTGAACGCTCACCGCTCTATCGTCAAGCGTTTTATCGAACGGTCGCCGACAACGCCAATCTGCTATCACCTGCAGAACAACAAACCTTGCAAGCAAACATCGCCAAATATGTTAAATCGTTAAACGATGACCTTATTCAAGATGGCAAACGAGGGAATATGTCAGTAGAAAAATATGTTGGCAACAAAGAAATCTACAACAAAATATTTGGGCAAACAGCCACAGGCGACGGTACAGTCGCCCAACTAGAACAATTCGCTGGAGCGATGGCAAGACAAGAACTACAAGAAACTCTTTACAACGCCCAGAAAAAAGGCAACCTAGAAGATATGTTGCGAGTAGTAGCACCATTCGCCACAGCATTTAGAGAAACACTCGGACAATACACCTCATACCTCGTAGAAGACCCATCACGAATCCGCAAAACACAACTCGCATTCAACGCAGCAAACTACGACTCAGACAACCCAGACAACGCCCTATCAGGCTGGTTCGCTAAAGACCCTATAAACGGCACAAACGTATTCAACTTCCCTATCGGCGGATGGGCAGGAGCAATGCTTCAATTCCCAATCCGAGGCGCATTTCAAGTATTAAACCTTCCAGGCGCAGGTCCAGTCCTACAAATCGCCGCATCAAACGTACTCCCAGACGCACCTCAACTAGAATTCGTACGCAAAATGATTCTCCCATACGGGGAAAAAGGTCCAGGGTCACTTGCACCACAATGGGCGACACGTGGCATAGAAGCCATCAGAGGTGACACCGCCAACCTTGGCACAATCTACGCCAACACCTACGCAGAAGTAGTCCGCCACAAAATCCAAAGCGGAAGTTACAACACCAAAGACCCAAACGACATGGCAAAACTGTACGCCGACGCACGCCGCAAAGCACAAGTCCTCGCAGGAATGCGTGCCTTATTCCAATTCACAGGACCAACCTCACCACAAATCGACTTCCGTTTAGAAACAGACGGCGGCGACATCATCGCATCATCACTTTCGCAAGAGTTCTACAAAATGAAATTAAAAAATCCAGACACAGTTGTATCAGACTTCATCGACAAATTCGGTGAAGATGCATTCATTTACATGGGTCACAAAACTGAGCCAACAACCAGCGGCATTGAACCAACCAAAGTGTTCTCCGATTGGGCTAAAGACAACGACGATTTGATGGCACAATACAAAGGCATCGCAGGATACTTCGCCCCTGGCGGCGACTCGTTCAGTTTCGAAGCATTCAACCGCCAAATCCAAAAAGGTGAACGACGTCGATTAACAGCAGAAGAAACGGTTGCAGCAGCCCAATACAAAATTGCTTCATCCATCTACCGTGAAAAACGCAACCAAATGGGCGACACCCTAAACCAAGAACAACGAGACTGGCTTGCTCAATGGCGCACATTCCTCAACAAAGAATACCCAGGGTTCCCAATCAAAGCCGACTTCAACCCAGGCGAATTCCCTAACTTCATCAACAATTTGCGTACAGCCGTAACCGACAACCGTTTAGCAGACAATGATGTGGCGAACGCAGTCAAACAATATTTGGATGCCCGCGACCAAGCATTAGAAAATGCTGCAGCAGCAGGGTTCTCAAGTTTCCAATCACCAAAAACACAACCTTTAAAGGATTGGTTGGCTAGTATTGCAGCAGCACTTGTACAGCAAACCCCAGAATTTGCAAGAATTTATGAAGATAAACTTGCAGCAGAGGTAGATTAAATGGCAACAGAACCAACAGACCCGAACGCGACGACAACCCCACCATCCTCGACCGCCCCAGTTATTGCCCCAAAAGTCGGTAGCGGATTAGCACCTGACGTAAAACTACAACCACGTAACGTATTCGTTACAGCACCACAATTATCTGGTTTAAAACAACAAGACATTTTAGGTGGCACAGTTTCTGACTCAGGCGACGCAGCCACACGCCAACGACGAGGATTCGATGTTTCTTTTGTAGGTCAAAAACTAGTAGGTAAAAACAACATTATCGAACGCGACCTATATGACCCCGACAAAGAAGCAGTAAGCGAACTGTCCAGAATGACCGCAGCGCAACGCGCAGATTTCCAAAACAAACTATCTGCACGAGGACTATACGGCAAAAACGGTAGACCGCAAGGCGGAACAGGATTTGATTCCACAGACATATCTGTGATGAGAGAGTTCTTAAATTACGCCAACTCGCAAGGTCGAACAATAGAAGCCGTTCTACCACAATTCCTAACAGAAATCCAACCATCTGTGGGCATGGGCAGAACAATTCGCACCACAGCCAAACAGGACATTCGTTCAGTATTTCAAGATACAACACAAAAAATATTGGGGCGTAACGTGTCTGCTGCCGAAATCGAAAAGTTTGTTAGAGCGTATGAGCGTATGGAGATATCGGAAGCAACTGGCGGTGTTCGTGCGCCACGTCTTGATGTTGCCGCCGAGCAGCAAGTTCAGCAGCAGTTCGGTCCAGAAGCCGAAGCGGTTCAGGCTTTAGGGTTTTTGGACATTCTTGATAAAAAGATTAAAGGACTTGCATAATGGCTGAACAGAAACCGATGCCCGAATGGATTAAAAACCTTAGGTGGGCATCCGAATCCACAAAAGAATTTTTTTACCAGAGATGGCTTAATGGCGATATCTCTCCTAAATCCCCACCACAAGATTGGGGTGCAATAACAGACCTCATAGAATTTTTTAAAAAAATTAAATTTAAAAACGATGTTGTCAAAAATGAAATTACCACAGAGCCGTTATTGCGTCAAAAACTTGACGCAAATCAAATCGACAAAGACCTCGCCGCCGCACAAAAGGCTTTGGATGATGGCGTAGCCAACTATAAATACAATAAACAAGTTTATTCTTTAACTGACTTGCGCGATAAACTTATCCCAGAATTAAATACATTAAAAGAACAAGCAGCAGACCAGCAAAGCAAACAAGAAACAGCAGAGTTTATTGCTTCAACCCAGTTAGCAGCCGATGAAAATTTTGTTAAATCTGCATTAGGAAAATTCAAAGATAAAGAAATTACTGAAGCGGAATTAAAAACAGCACAGAACGCTGTTAAGACAAGCAAACTTGTTTTAGATAGAGTTCGCAAAGGCGAATTGGCTTCGGTAATTGAATCACCAGAAACAGGTAAATATCAGGTTCAATTTGTTTCAGATGTTCCTGTTACCGCTGCCACGAAACCAGCCGCGGTAACACCAAAAGTTACTGGTACTCCTGCCGCAATTTTAAGTCAACAAGGTAGAACCGCCGCTGCCACCCCAATGGAAGACCGTGCCGAGCAAGCCCGTTTTGCTGGGATGAAACCAAAAAAAGTTGCCGAAACAACAACAGAAGAAATTGAACCAGTTGTACCTACCACAGGAGTTGTATCTGCCACTCCAGTAGTTGACCCAGCCAAACGGAAAGCATTCGTCACCGAACAACTCGCTGCCCGTGGTTTAGAAAACACACCAGCAAACCGAGAAATGTTACGCAAAGAATATAAAACAACAGCCGCTACAGGCATCACAGAACAACCAGCGGCAATTAGCACAGCATGGGAAACAACATTCCGAGAACAATTCCCAGCAAAAACATGGCTGCTAGACCTCGACCGCACTAAATACCCACAACTATTTGAAACATTAAATAAAGCCGTTGCACAAAAATACAGCAACGAAAGGTTTGCCGAAGAAGTATCTGCTACAGATTTCTACAAAGAACTATCAACATCAAAACAACTAAAAACTATTCAATCCCTCGTCGGCACACTAGGTTTTCAAGGCACCGACTTCCTCAAATTCGTATCAGATTCCATCAACTTTGGATATCAAGGTGACATCCTAAAACAAAAAGTTTACAGCGAAGTATTCAAAAAAGACGAATCAGGCAACTACGTCAACCCGACAGCGTTGGCTCGCACCCAAAAATCTGCAGAATACATCAGCACACAAAACATCGCCAAAGCATTCTTCAACCGAAACCCAGCAGACTCAGACATCGAAAAAGTTTTAACAGGTCAAATGCTCACATCTGACTACGAACGCCAACAAAGAGAGTTCGCTAAAACACGCTACGGACATCTATCAAACCTGCTAGACCAAGGCATGACATTAGAAAGCATCGCATCGGCATACCAAACCACAGCATCAAAACTCTTGGAACGCAACGCTAATGACATCGATATGTCCACAGGCGCATTTGAACAGGCTGTATCGTTCGGCGAAGAAGGCAAAAAGCGTTTGATGACAAACAGCGAATGGGAAAAACTATTACGCTCCGACCCACAGTACGGTTGGGAAAGAACCAGCAACGCTAAAGATGAAGCACGGGCTTTGTCGGCTAATATTGCCCAAGCGTTCGGAAAGATTATCTAATGTCAATGACACCAGAAGACCTACAAGCCCTATCTGAAGCACGTGGTCGCCCCATCACGGCACCTACCCGCGATTTTACTGCCGAAATCGCTGCTGCTTACGCACCAAAAGAAGCGGCTTACGGTCTAGGCAGACAACCTGTTAGAGAAATAAAAACAGAAAATGAAGTACCAGTCAGACCAACTAGTCGTGCAATCTCATTTTTGCCACCAGGCGACGGTGAAACAGCCACAACAATCCTCACCAACACCCTCAAATTTTATGGGCTAGACGACCCAGAACTAGTCAACGAAATCCGTGCAGCGCTCGCAAACCGCACCATCACAGGCTCATCAAGCATCGACGAAATCGGTATTCAACTACGAGAATCACCAGCATTCAAACGGCGATTCGTAGCAAACGAACAACGCCGAGCAGCAGGCAAACCCGTCTACTCTGTGAGCCAACTACTCCAACTTGAATCACAATACCGAAGAAACCTACGAGACTCAGGAATGCCAGCAGGGTTCTACGACGACCCGACATCACTAACAAACTTCATTGTCAACGATGTCTCCCCAGACGAAATCCTGGCACGAGTAACACAGGGCTATCAGGCTGTACGCAACGCTGACCCAACCGTAGTCAACGAACTAAAAACGCTATACAACCTCGATGACGGCTCAATCGCAGCGTTCTTCCTAGACCCACAGAAAGCCCAAGACAACATCCTGCGTGCCGCCAGAGCCGCTGAGGTTGCCGCACAAGCCCGCAAACAGGCAGGCATAGCCTTAACAGCCACATCCGCCGAACAACTAGTTCGCCAAGGTGTAAGCGAAGCCCAAGCAGAAGCAGGATTCACCACCCTCAGACAAGAAGAAAGTCTATACAGACCATTGATGGGCGAAGAAGGCATCACCCAAGAAGAAGCCATCGCAGGCACACTCGGCACAAGCGCCGAAGCAACCCAACGAATAGCAACAAGGAAACGTCGCCGCAAAGGAACATTCGAAGCAGGCGGAAAAGTTAGCCTCACCACAATCGAATAGTGAGATAGTTGACAACACCAAACAAGGTGTGTAATATCGAACGTGATACGAAAGTAGGAACCTACACAGGAACCCCCCAGCCTGTGTGGAGCAATTCGGGGTGACAAATCAATAGCAGCCATCACATACCTCTGATGTGATGTGGGCAGAAACGGAGCGTGCCATATGTCAGAGTTTGACAACTACGACAGCGAAGACCAGATAGAAGAATCCGAAACCCGAAACCCAGTTAGGGCAAGGATGAAGCAATTGGAAAAGGAAACCGCAGACCTACGAAAGCAGGTAGCGGAAGCCGAGTCAGCGAAACGAGAATTAGCATTTGTTAAAGCAGGCATTGACCCGCTTCAACCGATGTCAAAATATTTCGTTAAAGCATACGATGGCGACCTTAACCCAGATGCGATTCGTCAGGCTGCTGTAGAGGCGCAATTGATTAGTCCACCCCAGACTCAACCATCTGCGGATGAGATGCAGGCATGGCAGCGAACCAATAAAGTCGCCGCTGGAAGCCAAACATCTCAACCACCAGTAGATTGGGCACGAAGGTTAAACGAAGCAACTTCGCCACGAGAAGTAGAACAAATTTTGTCTGAGGCACGGGCAGCAACACAAAACTAATATCCCCCTCAAAACAAAAGGAATAAATAATCATGGCAGGCGAAACCCAACTCTCGTCTTTGTCAGTTGACCAGGTAGCATTTGACCGTCTTGCGTATTTCGCATTGCGTTCAGAACTCTTGTTCGACCAGGCAGCAGACGTACAACCAGTCCAACAGGCAATGCCTGGAACTGGTGTCACATTCACCATCTTCGCAGACATTTCGGCAGCGACATCAACGCTGAACGAAGTAACTGACGTAACACCAGTAGCGCTCTCAGACAGCCAGGTAACTGTAACTCTGAACGAATACGGTAACGCAGTTGTAACAACAGCGAAGTTGCGCGGAACAGCATTCACAGATGTTGATTCAGCAGCAGCGAACATCATCGGATACAACGCAGGCGATTCAATCGACCAAGTTATCCGTGAAGTTCTTGCCGCAGGAACCAACGTCATTTACGCCACAGGTGGCACAACAACCCCAACCAGCCGAGAATCAATCTCAACAGATGACATTCTTCACGCTGACGATGTTCGCAGAGTTGTTGCACAACTCCGTGGAGCAAACGTAGCAACCTTCAACGGTTCTTACATGGGTTACATCCACCCAGACGTGTCGTACGACTTCCGTTCGAACACAGACGTATCAGCATGGCGTACACCAGCGAACTACGTAAACCCAGAAGGTATCTACAATGGCGAAATCGGCTTGTTTGAGTCGGTACGTTTCATTGAGACACCACGAGCCAAAGTGTTCGCAAACGCTTCAAACGGAACCAGCACAACTGGTACGATTGATGCCTACTGCACACACGTAATGGGTCGTCAGGCTCTTGCTAAGGCTTACGCAACACAAGACGGTAACGGCGCTGTACCAAAAATCGTTCGCGGTAACGTGACCGACGTTTTGATGCGCTTGCAACCAGTCGGTTGGTACTGGCTTGGTGGCTACGGTCGCTTCCGCGAGGCTTCGCTTCGTCGAATCGAATCGTCATCGTCAATCGGTTCTAACTAGTAGCACTTGATAAGCGACAGCCCCCTGCTTCGGCGGGGGGCTTTTGCTT